CTTGCTTATAAGTCGGAATGGATCTCGGCAATGTTCCAGACATTGACCACAGAGAATGGCATCGGTGGATTCCGCCGGAAGACCTGTATCAAACTCTGAGCGCATAACGATATCGACATTCGGCCCGGCGGCCAAATCGATCCCGCAATATTTCCAGCGCGGCTCAATAAGCGGACGGTAAGTCCCATTTATATTCATGGATCCGATGTCCACGACGAGAGATCCGACGGGTAAATTATCGAGATGCGCCTTGATATTGGCCGCCATCCCCCGATAACTTAATTCGTGCATTTTAAATTAATCCCTTATTCAACACCCACGGTTGTTCTATATATGGAAGATCTTTTCGTCCCTGCCTGTGCTCTCCCGTCCCGCCAAAATCATGTCTCACATATTTAAGGGGTCCATAAGCGATCAAGCCTGGAAATTGTTTTAGGATCTTGCCGGACAATCCTCTTTTATGGATATCGAGCATCGTTAAATAACAAGGCGCACCATGATGAACATAGGGATAAAATTTCTTATAATTTTTTATGTCAATTAATTGAAAATAGGGCTGAAGATATCTTACCGAGCCGTCGACGCGACCATATGATCCGTAAGTAAAACGATTGAAATCGACCTTTTCATCAATAGATCCTACGCCGAATGTATCGTCTTCCATCATAGCCAACATCGCCGGAATGCATGGTTCCAAAAGTTCAATATCGGAGTCAAAAATTAAGGCGTACTTCGTCTTTACTTTTTCAACGCCCATGCACATCCCCCGGCCGTGGCCGATGTTATAACCGAGACTCTGGACCGCCGTGAGATCTCCGGCCAGGCTTCGGGCATACGCAGCGCAGGGATCCTGGATATCGGATCCGTCAATTATGATGATCGGCATGGAGGGATAGAATTTGCGGATGGAATTAAAAGCCCGCTCAAGCAGGTCTTTTGTATTGTAACTTACGGTGATCCCGGTGATGCCGGAGATCTCTGGAAAATATAACCGGCAATTTTCGCTGGTCAATTTCCCATTCAGGACATCCAGGTAAATTTGTGAATCTCCCGGTATCCATTTCTTGAGCATCGTCCTGTCGGATGTGTCTTTAACATTTCGATAAGCGGCTGGATTATGACCTATTCCTATGCCCGTGCGCCCGGGCAAGCCTTTGATGCCTAAATAAAGCGGTTTATTATTATCGCTAAAACGAAATCCCCGGCTACCAACCTTCCGCCATATCCTCAAATCCACATCCGTTTTTTCTCTTTCGCGCAGGATTTCCTGAAGCTCCGATAAAAAGGAATTTCGGAATCCCGTTTCGGAAAGGGAGCAATGTGAAAAATTCTGATGAGCAAGATATCCGCCCGTCGGGAGGTGGTAATATTTGGCTTGCATGATTCCGACGACTTCATGGGAATCGAGGTGCCGAGCCATTTCGTCGATATATCCCGGGGCGTAGTAATCATCGTCCTCCATGATCAGGATCTTGTCGCCCTTGATCAAAGGAAAGGCCGCCGCCAGGTTGAGGCTAAGGGTATGCCGGGGATCGTCCGGCCGTGGTTCGCGTCGGATATATTGCATTGCGGCCGTGGGCCTGAGCGGCGCCTTGCCGTCGTCGACCACCAGCCATTGGTCCGGCTTCCGGATCTGGTTCGCCATCCAATACCGGCAAAGCGCAAAGGCCAGGGACCGGTCCCCGGTCGGGGTGATGACCGTAATCGTCGGCCCGCCCGGCGCTATTTGGCTCGGGACTGGGCGAATGTCCGTCCCCCCGGCTACAAAGCCGCCCAGCCAGGGCTGTCTCCCCGCCGTCTTTCTTACGTAAAGCGATTCGATCCCGGGCCGCAACCGCGCCATTCGCCCGTCCTGGGGCATCCTGGAGCGATTTTCTTCCCGCACTTTAGGCATCTTCAGCTTGGCGGTCGATATCATCTTATTCCTATTTGGTGTCCGCATCGCAGGCATTTGGCCGCCCGTTTAAAACCGGCCTTCTCCAGCCAGCAGGGCGCCCGTTTTAAATACATCGGCGTCCCGTCCTTCGGGCATGGTTCGGTATGGAGCTGGAGTCCCATGGCTTCAATCTGCTGGGCCGGGGTTTTCTTCGCTTGCTCCGGCTGGGCTTGCATCTTCAGGTCGCCGGTTGAAATCATCCAGGGCCTCCTCGATCGTTCTGAATTCGAAGCAACGCAAACCGCTTGTCGGATTCAAATTTATGACCCGGATCCCCTTCGCCCGGAGCTGAGGCGCCAGGGCTTCAAATCCTCTCCGGAATGTATGGTTAACCCGGGCCGTGAATTTTCCCGGATAGCCGTCGTGGAAATGGGCCGGGCCTTCGTCGTGCATATCGAATCCCAATAAATAAATCGGGTTCGCGCCCAGGCAAATCGCAATCTGAAGGGCGCCGTATCCGGAATTGTTGGAGCTGTAAATTCCGCTCTTGAAACCGGCCGGATATCCCTGCAGCCCGGCGCTCCGGATGTAATGGATCTCGGATCCAAAAGGAAAATTCAAGGTATCGAGAAAAATCCGGACCCCGGCAAAGGCAGAGAAAGTTCCGCTTTTGAATTTCTGGCACCATTGGTAAAAGTTCGAATCCATAGAAAATAGCAAATCGGCAAATGGGGCGAATTCAAAGGCCCGGTTGACGGCGATCGTCCTCCGTCCCTGCAGGCGTTGAAAATTGAATCCTGTTAGGCTGGGTCCGCCGCCCAAAAGGAAGCAGGGCTGGCCGGTCCATTGGCCGTCGTGTAAGATTTCGGTGATGTGCTTTTTGGTTCCCCGTGCCAGGACCCAGGCGGCTTCCATCCCCTGTCTCCTGCTTCTTAAAATTTTGTCGACGTTGTAATCGCGGGTCGTTATCGGGGGTCGGCCAAACATCCGGCGCTCCTTTCTGAAAGAGAGGCGGGGGAGTCGGCTCCCCCGCTCATGTCAAAAATCGGCCAGGCTTTTTAATCCCCGGGTTTTACATTCCCGAGGGAATCGTCGGGTCGATGCATTCGACCTGGTCAAGGTCCCCGATGCATCCGCCGTACCGCATCCATCCGGCCTCTGTGTCCGTATAGGACAAAATGTCGAAATCCGAAAAGAGCGAAAGGTCCATCCGGTATCCCGCTTTCATTTTGAATTTGGGAAGAATGACGTAGTACCGGTTCGTGTTGAGCAACATCTGTGTCGTGATGTGCTGGAAATTAAAATTGATCGATTTTTCGCTTCCGGCATAATGCTGGAGGGTAACGCTCATAGCTTGTCGAATTCGGCCTTGGAGCTGCAGGGGCGTCAGAACGATCAGGGTGACGGTCTGCGGGGAAGTTCCATAACCTTTGTTCTTGACGTTCTCGAGAATGGCGAGCGCCGCCGCGTTGATCGCGTTGGCGTCCGCTCTGGCCAGGGCCGTGCAATCATCGCAGTCCACATGTTCGGTCGGCCAGCAGGCGCTCTTGGCCGCTCCGGCCGCTTCGAGCAGCGCATAAAAAACGGCCGCCCTGAATTGATAGGCCTTGTTTCGGAATTCAATCGCGTTGTCCTCGATCGTCCACCAGTCGCCGTCATCAAAGAGCTGGCGGTGCCATCCCAGGGCTGCACCATAAAAATCGAAATAGCAAGTTTCCTTGTCGCCGCTCATTTGGTAGACATCGATCTTTTCGCCGGGCTTGACCAGCTTAAAGGTCAACCCGCTCTGGACATTGTAGACCGTGAATCCGTTTCGCTTGCTTCCGCCGAAATCCCGGACATCGTAGATCTGTTCGTAGCTATTATCCCAATTCGGGACGATGTGATATTTTTCGATAATCGGCAACAATGAAGGGGGGAAATCGGCCGGGGTTGTGAATGCCTGGATTTGGGCTTTCTGAATTTCCTTTCGGAGATCCATGAACGCCTGGATCTTGTTAAAATCCACGGGTTCCTTCGGGACAAAGGTATCCGGCAAAGCCAGAAAATGCTGGAGGGCGCCCGCGAGCTGCTTTCGCTGCTCCCGGTCTTTGTGATTGAATTTATCCCAATCGAGGTTAAAAATTCTGCTTCTCATGTTTTTCCTTCCTTTTTCCTTGCCCTTGCCTATTCGAGGAGGGTGGCTTTGTCGCCCTTGAAATCGCACACGACATATTCGTCGTCATCGTCGGCGGCTTGGACGCAGATTCCGATCCAATAAAGCCCGGAGGCGTGGTGTTCGACCGGGTCCGCATAAACGCCGGAGTAATAGATTTTATCTCCGACCGCGAATCCCGTACCCGCTCCCGTGTGTTTGGGAAGCCTGACTTTCTCGGCGTTGTAAATCCCGACGCAATCATCGCCGACCGGGATAATCTGGGGGTCCAGAAGATTCCCGTGCGCGTCAAAGAGCGGTTCCCCGAAAAAGGTTATGAAAACCGTATCATGAACCAGGATCAGGTAGCCGTTCTCGACCCCGCCTATCTGCGTGACGGGGAATTTGGAGCTACACCACTTGCCCATCGGCGTGGCGGTCCTAAGATATTGAGGCATTTTTTTTCTCTCCTTAAATTAATTTCTCTCCGCGTTTTCCGTCAGCATGGCTGCGGTTCGTTAGATCTTTGGAATCATCGGGTTCTGTGCAGGGTCGAGGTATTTGTCTTCGATCGTCCCTGCCTCGGGTCCGGGCGCCGCCGCCCCGGTCTTGTCCTTCCCATCCCCTTCCGCCTTTACGGCCGGGGCCTCGATCTTGATTCCGAATAGCTCCGCCGTGGTTTTGAATTCATCGAGTTCTCTATCCAGGTGCGATTTGAATTCGGCCTCCGTTTTGTCGGCCGCCGTAGGCTTAAATCTATCAAGCCGGGGTTCGATGAATTTTTTTTGCTGGTCGGTGAGCTTCCGCGTTTCAGCCTCTTTTTTAAAAAGGGACGGGATCTTGCCGAGGGCGATCTCGCTGTCTTTTTTGGCCAGCGAATCCTTGAGTTCCTTGTTCTCTTTCTCCAGCTTTTTGGTGACCTCGGATGATTCATCATCGAGTTCTCTATCCAGATCGCGTTTTCTGTGATCGTTCAAAACGCCCCTCACGGCCCTCCGTCTTTCGAGGTCGACTTGCCCGACGAATACCGGATCCTTTGTCAAAGCCTCCGTCGTGAATAAATCAGACGGCTCCACGTCCTTTGCCGTTTTGAGGAATTCCCGGATTTCCTCAACCGTCAATGGTTCCATTTCCTCTCCTTCCCTATGTTGGGTATGGTTGGTTTTTTTTGCGAATGCCTGGACCTGGGCCAGGAGCGTGGCTCCTGGAAAGCCCGGGCGGTTTATCGCCGAATTTCCAAGCGCGATCCCGGTGACCCGTTCAACGTCGCTTGTGTAGGTTCCTATTTTTTCGTCTTTTTTAAAGATAATATCCGCTTCGATCGAGGCTACGTCCAGCGGGATCCCCCGGAAATCGGGCTTTATGTAAGCTACGATAATCGTCGATAATTTCTCTTTAATCGTCCGGAGCGCCTTGCCCACGACTTCCCCGATCGGAATCCTGCGTTCGTGCTCGTTGGTTTCGCCATGATCGTGGAAAAGTTTTATTCCGGCCTGGATCTTCCGGTAGAGCGCCTCTATCGCCGATCGAAACCAGCGAGAGACAATGGTGCCCGCGCCTATCAATTTTCCCGTGCCGATTCCTTCGTGTCCAATAACGTAGGCTTTAAAAAGCGGGTTCGGATCTTGTTCTTTAATCCGCTTGTATTCCGAGGCTGGAATCATAGCCAAGAGTTCGTCCTCGGCCATGGCCTGGTACCGGGCTGGGATCCTCATTTCGCGGGCCCCTTCCCGGCCTTTCCCGCCGCCGTAAAGCGATTCTTGGCCGGGATCCGGTCCTGGACCTTTGCCGGGCCCGCCTCCGGCGCCTTCCGGGCCGGGGGCTCGATCCGGGGGCTGGGCCTGCTTAGAGCCGTTTCTTTAACGTGCCGATGAGTATCCATATAAATCGACGGCCGGGCCGGGCCGAGCGCGTCTTGTTCTTTGGGCTGGTTTTGGGTTGTCATCGGGGGCTTCCATTTTCCCTTCGGATCCCGGGGCTGATGGTCCGGCTGGACCTTCGGCTCCGCGACTTTAATTTTGTGCGTGGTCATGGCCATGGTTATTTCTCCTCCTCTTTTTCCGCCGGAGGTTCCCCCTCATCCGATCCTGGAATCATCGGGTTATTCAACGGATCCAAATAAAATTCCGGGGCCATTTCCTGGGTCCCTTCGCTGGCCGCCTCGAAAGATCCGCCCGCATCTTCGCAATGGGCCTGGGCCGCCGCCGCCGTCCATTCGGATTTCGGATATCGGTAGGCTTGTTTTTCGGACGCATTGCTTCCCTTTCGCTTGCCTACTAAAATTCTGTAGGATTTCCCTTTGTGATCCCGAGTTATGCTACCTACGACCTTGACTTGGTCCGGGTCCGCCAATCGGCAGCTATGTTCGTTCGGGAATGGCATCGTCGCCCTCCTCTGCCCTTGTTTTAATCTCCTCTATTATTTTTGTCAAGGTTTTTTTTGAAGTGCGATCGTCGTGTTCATGGCGATCTGCCCGTCTGAAATCTTCTCCAGGATCGTCGTCTGCTGGGCCTGGTTGTTCGCCAGCAAAGCCATGCATTTACAAAGTTCATCGGTATTCTTGTCGATGCCCTCGATTCTTGTGTTGGCCTCGATTGCTTCGGCCATGTGGCTTTGGACCTGGGCGACATAGCCCGGATTGAGGCTTTCGCTTTTTCCGTTCCCTTTGCCTTTGTATTTCAGGGCCCATGCCAAAACGCGATCAATAACCAGGAGTGCGAAAATCCCGCCGACCCCCAGCTCGATGATGCTCGAGCTTTTCGTCAAGGTCTTGACGGCGTCTACGGCTTGCTGGGGGTCTATCATCGGGCACCTGCCTGGCTCCGGCTGTCGACCTGGTCCTCATCCGTAGCCGAAGGCTCATCCTTCGGCGTGAAGGGGATCACGGCGCCGCCTTTTTTCTTAAATGCGGAATCGGCTTCCGTCCTTTTCATCTCCTCATCGACGTCGACCCCGGGGATCTTGCTCAGGAAAAGTTCATCGGATATTTTCCCAGCCATGGCGGCAGGCAGGAAGACGTCCTTCAGATTCTGCCAGCTTTGGGCGCTGATGTATGGAATATCGATCTTAATCAGCGCCGGGTCCAGCTTCGTGCTTCTCTGTTCGAGGCCCGTTTTCATATTGAAAATTGCCATCGCTTTGCCTATCGTTTCCTCGTAGCAGCCTTTCCAGGTTTGCCGTTCCTTCAGCGTGGCCGCGAATATTAACTCCAGGAAATTGTCGGCCGTCGCCCGGTTCGATAAAAGCTCCGGGAACCCCAGGAAATGGACGGGCACCCCGGTTGCCCCGCTTATGATTTTGGCCAATGTCACGATTTCTTTGATCAGCGAATCGACCCCCGCCATCGAAGGCTGGGAGTAATTAAATTCTCCGTTCGTGCAGACCCCCTTTTTGATCTTCCAATTTATCATATCCAGGTCCGCTTGTCCTTTTTTCGCGTCCGCCGCCGTTAGAAATTTGACCCATAAAAGGGGTCCTGAAAAAATGCGATCGATCTCCCGGAGATCCCGCAGCGCCTTGTCCAGATCGTCGATCTTGGAAAGGCATTTCATTATTTTGGGCGCCGCATTATTCGGCTCGTTAATCCGGCCGCCGAATTTCTTGTAGATAAAATCAGGCGGTTCGAGAACGATATCCTTGCCGCCTTCATCCTTCCAAGCGACGCTTTCGATGTCGAGATAATCCTGGGGGTTCGGCTTGACCTTGTATTTTTTTGAAAGCCAGGAAACATAGCGGGCCGAGACCATCTTGTCTTTTTCTTCCCAAAAAAGGCGGATTAAAATCTTGCCCTCGATCTCCGCCTCCTTTGCGAATTCCTGGATGATCTCTTTGTCCAGATCGTTATATTTTAAAAAATCCTCAGCGAATTCCAGCTCCGCTTTGCCTTTGTCTTTTTTCTTCTCCGTGACTTTAATGCCCTCTGCGATCGTGAAGGCCGCCCGCAGGTCGATGATGTTGCCGGTCTGAACGACCCCCCAGTCCGCCGTGCCGTTGTATTTATTATTAATCTCCAGAACCGCCTGGTCATAGGTCGGGTAATAATTCGATTTGTATTTTTTCGTGTCTTCCCGGGCGGTCAAGATTTCGGTGCTCATTTGGGCCTGCAGCAACCGAGCCCTTTGGAGCTGGATTTGAAGCCGAGTAATCTCCCGGGTATCCTGTCCGTGTTGACGGACATCTTTAAAAAAACTCGCTATGCTCATCGACCCCTCCCGTTAATATAGATCTTCTTTTGTTTGTCCGATGAAGGCTCCGCCCTCTCTCGCTCCGAGATGTGTGAAGAGGGCGTATCGTTTGGCATCGGGGCAATGGTCCCATATTTTTACAGGCTCGTCAAGTATGTTTGCATTTTTATCTTTTCGCCATTTGTAAGCGCTTTCCTCTTTGATAAAATTCGGGCTGTCGATCGTCGTCAAAACCTTATAGCGTTTGCAAAACTCGATCCCGGGCAGAACGGCGTTATCGGCCGCGTAGACGTTGAATCCTGCGCCATTCAATTCCTGGATCCTTCCGGGATCCTCCGGATCCGCGTAGATCGGGCGCCGCCGCTCATAGGGGGTTATCTTGAGCTTCATCAAATCGATCAGCTCCGGCGTGGTCAGGCGGGTCTGATAAATCATCTCCCGGACCGTGACCTGGTCCTCCAGGGCCCCGATCTCAAGGAGGACGGTCGGGTGATTAAATCCAAAATCCAAACCATAAAAATAATCCCCGGCTTTAGGAAGGTTGGTCACGACCTTCGGCGCCCCGTAGATCAGTTCCAGGAATTCCGCCCAAAGGCCCAGCCCATAAATTTTCCAATAGGTTTCGTCTTGCTCCCGGAGCGCCTCGAGCTCGGCGATGTAATCCGGATCCAGGAAGGGGTTGTCCTGGTAGGTGGAATGAATTTCCTCATATTTTTCCTGGGTCATGAATTTCTCTTTGATCCAACCCGTGTAATCGCTGGGGTTGCAGCTCAGGAAAATTTGGTTGATCTCTCCCGGATCCTTCGGGGCGCTCATCCTCAGCTTTAAAATCCTGAAATCCTCATAGGTAAATTCGTTTGCCTCCTCCATATGGACATAATTGAATTCCTGGCTTTTGATCTTCTCCGGGTTGTCGATCGACGTGAAAAGCCAAAGGCCCCCGGTATACGGATTTCGTAAGGTATGCTCGCTTTTGTTGTGCTCTAAAAACTGATAGATCCCGTTCACCTTCAGCATCCCCATCGCCATTTCGTATGTCGACATCCGCAGGGCCGGGAAGGTCTTTCTGGCAGTCAGGATCCGCTTCTTTTTTTCTGTGATAAATCGAAAGGCCAAAAGCTGGGTTATGCTGTAGCTCTTTGAAGAGCGGGCCCCGCCGACGTTGATGATCAGGCTTTGTCGGGAGGCTGCGTTTCTATAAAAAACGTTTGTCGCCGGCCAGAATCCCAGGTCAGCCTTTTTTCCCGGGTCCGTTTGTTGCTGGGACAATCTGAATCCTCATCGGGAAATCCTGGGAAGGTATAAATTCGGTTTGGTCTTTCATGCCCAACCAATTTTTAGCGAGGAAAATTTGAAGCGCCGGGCTGTCCTTTTCCGTCGCGTTCCTAAACATAGCCGAGAGGAGCGTTACGTTTCGGTCAGCCTCCCCCTTTTTAAGGGCATCCGAAAACGCCGGATATTTCGCTTTCCAATTCGTTATAGTGTCTTCGTCTACTTTCCAGAAAAAGGCAAGCTGTTTTTGGGGGAGTCCTATCCGCATCAGGCTTTGGCCCTCCGCTATAAATTTCTCTTGGAATTTGGAGGCGTTGTTGTTTTTCCCGTTTTTTTGGGCTTGATTATTATGGTTTGATTTACTCATCTTTTTCCTCCTCCTTCTCCCCTTCCTGGGCGGTATCCTGCAACGAAATTAGAAATCCGGCAAACTCCGGTACCACTCCGCCCCCTTCCGGATGAGGATCATGAATCATTTCCGAATCTTTATAAATTACCGAATGGTCAATATGTCGAGGGGATTTCCCGCTAACGATATAATATCCATAGAAGAAACTTAGGTCAATTGGCTTTGGCAATCTCGTATCTAAGAACCATAAATCAAAAGATTTTAGCCATTTATTCGTAGCCATGAGCCAATCCACGCCAAGAGAACAAAAGTTCGGGACGGATTCAATAGGGAGCTCTAAGAGAGATGCAATACAAGCCGCAAAACAATTTCCATTTAGCTCCCCGAAAGTTGTTTGATAAATCAGTTTCATTTCGCTTTTTCCTGAGCAGCATGGCCGAGGATGAGGGCGCGGATTTTGATGCAGTTCGGGCAAAGTTCAATGACACCGTGATGCGATCCCCATACCAAATTTTTTAAGTGGACTAGCAGCCCGCCTCGCTCCTCCTTGCTCGGCCCGGAAAGCACGGCAAGGATGGCCTTATATATTTCCTTGTCTGCTTTATAAGCCTCAATGTCTTCATCCTTAAACTGAATAACGTTAGAGCACCACATTCTTGCAAGAAGTTCCCTCATTTCTTCGATTGGTTTATCGCTCATTTTTCTTTCCTTCCGACCTGAATGCCGGCTTTTTCTATGATTACAATTATTTTGTTCACGAGGTCGTCCATCGACATCGGCCTCAAATAAATTTCTTTTTCTACAAGCCTATAAATTGTGCTGTAATCGATCTTTCTCTTTCGATCAAAAATAAGTTGGATCCTCATTTTCTGTATCCCTTGATCGGCGTTTTCCTGGTAAAATCAAAAAGCCAAGGCCTGATCCCGGCCAGCCGCTCGAGGCCTCCGGCTGCCTCTATAGCCCCCCGCATCAGGTCGAGGCTGGTCCCGTACTTAAGCGCCAAGATTATTTCTCCGCCTCTCCATTCTACCATAAACTGGCGCCAGGCTTTCGGCCAAATTCTCCGAAGGATCCGGTAGCCGGAATTTGTGTATTGGCTCCCGCCCCCGCAGAAGACGCAGCCGATCGTCTTGGCTCCGGCTATCTTGGCCGGGTGCCTTGGGATTCCGCGTTCCTCGAGGTAGGCGTTTATGTCTGCATCGTTCCAGCCGGTCAACGGGTTTGAAATCCAAATCCGGTCCCTTTCCTGATAAAAAAGCGCTCCGTCCTTCAGCGTCCTCATCCCCCGCAGGCCGTCGTCCGGTTGTCCGCGCTGGCCGGTGAATTGGAGCCTCGCGTCGAGGTTGCGGGCCAGGATCCTGCCGGGTCCGATCTTCATGGCTCTGCAGCATTCCGAAACGTTTATCTTGAATCCCAGGCCGGTATGGCGCTGGTTCCAAAGTCGGGCCGCCGTTTTTCCCAACATCGGCCAGCCGGTCCGCTCCCATTGCTCCCGGGGCGTATGGTCCGCCTTTGCCTTCCGGAGCTCAAGGCCGTAATGCCGGACGGTCGCCTCGATGAATTCCCGGCTCCCCGGATATTCCATTTGGGTATCGATCCAGATAATCCAAGGCTTTATCCCGGCCGTCGCCGCCAGGTCTAAAAGCACCAGGCTGTCATCCCCGCCCGAAAAGGCCAGACAGGGGGGCCTCTCTCCGGCATGATCCCAAACCGCCCTAGCCATTCCGGCCATCGCTTCCTTCGCTTTGGGCCGCCTTCCACCCGTAAAGCGATCGAGCGGCCGCGCTGGGGCTGGGTCCTGATGCTCCTGTTCGGCCATAATCATCTTCGCCAGGCCCTGCTGGGGCCATCCCGAGCTGTCCAAGGTCAATTTTCCGGCCAGATTCTTCATTTCTTTTTTCCTTTGGGGGGCTCGATCCGCTTCCGGGTCTTTCGGATTTCATCCTCGGAGACTCCCCCAAGGGCTGCATACCGGCGAATCATGACGTCGACGTAGATCGGGTCCAGCTCAATCGTGGCCGCCTTCCGCCCCTCCCGGTCCGCCGCGATCATCGTGCTCCCGGATCCGCCGAAAGGATCCAGGACCAGTTCGCCCGGTCGGGAGCTGTTGCGTATCGCCCTTTGGATCAGGGCCAGCGGCTTTTGGGTCGGGTGGAGCATCGTCGTCGAGGCGCGTCGGGAAATCTCCCAAACGTCCGCTTCGCTTCGGATGTCCAGGAAATAATGCTTGCTGCCCTTCCAGCCGTAGAGGATCGGGACCGCCGTCTTTCGCTTGCTCTGAGCCGCCTTCAAGAGCATTTCATGCTTATGGTGGTAATCGCTCCAGCCCAGGCTGGCCGCGTTTTTGATCCAGATGATCGGCGTTGAAAAGGTCATGCCCACGGCTTTGATCCCGTAGATAAAAACCGGGTAGGAGCTGTATCCGGAGCAAATGTAAAAAACACCCCCGGCCTTCGTGTTCTCTTTCATCCTGGTTAGGAAGGCCAGCGTGAATTCTACAAATTTTTCTTCGCTCAGATTATCCCCGGCGATCGGTCCGTATTTCGTGCCCTCGTATTTGACGTTATACGGCGGATCCGTGAAAACCAGATCCGCCCTTTTTCCCTCCAGCAATGCCTCGAAGGCCCAGGGTTGCGTGGAATCCCCGCAGAGGATCCGGTGTGGGCCCGCCGTGAAAAGGTCGCCCGGCCGGGTGTCGCTCTTTGTCTCCGGATCCGGGACCCGGTCCTCCGGGCTCTGTTCAAATCCGGGCCCGAATTGGTTTAAAAGGTTCTCGATCGAAATGGGCTTCCCGAGTTCGATCTTGAAAAGTTCGGTGTTGATTTTGTCCTTGGCTCCGTAGAGCAGCTCGGCCAGACTCTGGTCGTCCCAGCCTGCGACGTTGTCGTTATCGGAAAGGGCGTATTTTAATTTGTCCGCATCGGTCGGGGCCTTGACGATCGAAATGGCGACCTGTTGGGCGCCCAGGTCCTGCAGTGCCCGGAGGCGTTGGTTCCCGCCCAGGACGATGTATTTTCCGCCTTCCCGGCAGCAACACAGCCGCTTATAAAGTCCGAGATCCAGGATTTGGTTTTTGAGGTGCTCAAAATCCGCTTTCTTGACCATGGTCTTTGGGTTTTTCTTCCAGCCCCGGATCTCTCCGATCGGAACGTTCTTTTCCTCGGCCGTTTTAATTTTATGGCTTTCGGGCATTTTCTATCTCCGCTATTCTTTTGATGATTTCATATGCGATTTGCGGGACAATCGCATTGCCGAGAGCTTTAAGTCTGTCCACCCGTTTGGGAACCCCATCATCCATTCGACAAAGGCGGGTTGCAACTTCAGGCCAGGCTTCGTCCCAACCGCCGTAGGAAGATCGATTCCCTGGCCTCGGCGTTCCCTTTCTTTCCTGTGTCCCTCTAGAGTCCTGATTCCCTTGTCCCCGTCCGCGCCCCTCGGGGTCGGGAGCATTGAAATTCTTGCCGCCAGATTCGGCGTAAAATCTTCCCTGCTCTGGGGGCTTTGTTTCTCGGCCCTTGGCGTCGGGAGCATCGCTATCTGTTTGCCTAATCTCGGCCACTTTTTTCCTGCCGATATTTGGTATCCTTCCTGATTTCTTGCTTCTGGAGTCATAAGCAATAATCCAGACCCTGTCCCTCCTGTGCGGGGCATTGACGGCGCAAGCTGGAATAATAACCGGCTGGACTTCATAACCTTCGGCTTCCATCTGAGATAGCAAATTCTCGAATACCACGCCTCGCTCAAGACTAAGAATTCCACAAGGGTTTTCAAAGATGGTCCAGGCTGGTTTGACTTCGGCCAGGATTCTAAAAGTCTCCGGCCAGAGCCAACGGTCATCCGTCGTTCCTTTTCGCTTCCCGGCGATACTCGCAGGTTGGCAAGGAACGCCAGCGGTAAGCAGGGTTGCTCCTCGGAATCGTCGTCCATCAAAACCTCGAATGTCGGGGATGAGTATCGGAGTCGTGTCGCTAGGTGTGTCGATTTTTCCGGCGGACGTCCTTTCGTTCTCGGTAGTCCCATTTCGCCGTCCCATGCTTTCGGAGTCGGCAATAGCCCCAAATCTCTGCTTGAGGATTTCCTGGCAGAATGGTTCAATCTCACAGAAAACCTCCGTCCTGAATCCCGCCCATTGCGCGGCCAGGGCAAAGCCCCCGATGCCTGAAAAAAGATCGATATGAGTCAGCATTCAATTAAAAATAGCTCCCTTCCCGGGTCTTGGCTCGGGCTGCGAAAAGAAAGAGGATCCGGCGCTGCAGGGCCGGGTCCATTCCCCCGGTCGGCATCGTCCGCCTCGGCCGCTTTTTCATTTGGAAAATAAAGCGCGGCGGGATCCCGACGATCCAAATCAATCCGGCCGGGGCTTCGATCTCCTCCGCTTTGATCAATCCTTCCGGGCAGACAAAACAAAAAAGGTTGCAATATTTTATGTATGCCTTCCATTTGGCTTCCCCGCCTCCGGCTTCTTGACCCCAATAAAATTTGTTCGGCCGGATTTTTTGGTCCGCCAGGAAGTCCGATCGGTTCACCTTGATTTCAAATCCTTTCATGATCTGGCGGTGAGGCACGATCATAAAGATATCGAATCGGCAGGGTTCCTTGGGATAGTTCACCCCGCTTATTTCAAATTCAAAAAGGCCGACCTCGTTGAATCGGTACTGGTAATATTCCCGGAAGCAGGCCCGGATGTCTCTGGCCGTTAGAGCCGAATTGCAGGCCATCTAATTTATCTCGATTTCTCTAAAAAATCGTAGGCGTTCCGTTTTGCGTTTAAGCAAATTCAATTTCTTTAGATTTTCCTTAATTTTCGTAGTCGGCGTCTTTCACGTTTAAGCAAATCGGATTTCTCTATATTTCTCAAATTATTTGTAGCGCCTCGTTCTGCGTTTAAGCGGCTTTGGATTCTCGGCATTTTCCTAAATTTTTGTACCGGCAATTTTCTACTTTCTACCTTCGATGATTTTCCTCAATTTTTCAACGGTCAGCTTTAGCTCTTGGTTTTCGTACTGTAGGAAATCGAAATAAATAACGTAGGCCGGGGTGACAATAAAATAGCTTTTCGCCGGGTCCTCTCCGGGTTCGAAGGCCGGGGGCGCTCCCTGGACGATCTTGCCCGTGATCCGGGCCGCCGCCGCTTCCGGTGCCGTCGCCGGAGGTTGGTAAGTGTGGCAATTAATTGCCAAAATAACGGCGATGAAAAGCGTTAAGAGCCGAAATATCCATTTCATTGATCGCTTTGAGAAATTTCGCATTGTCCTCCTCCCTTGCCTTCCGGATCTTCATAATTTCTTCGTCGATTTGCGTGGCCATATCCGGCTTTAAAACCTTCAGGATCTCCAGGATCATCTCCGGGTTCAAAAGGTCCAAAAGTTTTTTAAAAATTTCGGCTAATTCCATCAACGTCCCTCCCTATAGTTATTTAAATACGCCTCCTGGGTCAAATTATAAAACATCCCTAAATGGAAAAGGGCGCCCGGGCAATCGGTCGCGTTCAGGGTGTCATGTCTGTAAATCCGACCCAGCGGGATCCCAAAGAGGCGCATCCAAAAAGCAGCGAGCTTCGCTCCCGTTTTATAGGCCTCGATCGTCGGTGCCGCTTTATTGAAATCGCCGATAAAACAAAGGCCCAGGCTGGTTTGGTTATTGCCTATGCAATGGGCGCCCGGCACGTCCCAAGGACGGCCCATCAAAATTTCATAGCCTTGGTCGACCAGATCGACCCCGGCATGGTAGCCGATGTCGATCCAGGGCCCGCCCTTCGGACCCCCTTCCGTTTCCGGCGTCAGGTGATATCTCCGTATCCCGTCCCAATCCAGGCCCGGCCGGTCCTCCCCGGCGCTGTGATGAATAACGATTTCACTTGGTTTCATGATCAATGTCCCCCGGGGATCCTGGGTAGCCAGCCCGGCGGAGTGATCACGGGTGGATCCCCGGTCAGGCGGGATTTGTCCCGGTCCGCCTTCATTTTCGCCCAATCCTCATCGGTCATCTTCTGGACGAAAGCGATCTGTTCGGTCCTGATTAAAATTTCATCCCCCAGGACGGTCTTGGCGACGATCGTCGGTTCGCTGAAAAGACGTCCGTCGTCGCCGATCGCCGCCTCTCTGAATCCGTCCTCCAAAATAACCCGCAGGCTTGTTCCTGCAAACGCTACCATCCATGGCATCGGGTCCTCCTAAAATTCGACTTCCGTCGCCCTTTTAAAAAGTGCGATCGGGATTTGGTAAGCCTTCCGGGTCGATCGGCCCGGGTAGGCCATCCGTTCATTATAACCGGCCGTAAAAGTTTTTGCTTCGGCTTCGTCAATCTCGGCCGTGTAGAGGCCGTTAATAAATTTTATGCAAAATAGAAACCGGATCCCGTTTTGAGCGGCCAGGTAAATCGCCCGGTCGAGTTTCTCTTTCCCGGCGTAATATTCCGGGTAGGTATCTTTTCTGCAATTTCGGAATCGAAGGTCGACATAGGCCACGGTTTTTAAATCGAATCGGCGGACGGCGAAAAAATCCGAGGGCGCCAGGATCCGGGCTTTGAAAAGTTCAACCCCCCAGGCTTCCTCAAGGACGTGCCGGATCCGCCATTCGTCCTCCCGGTCTTTCCGATATTTGCCGTCTTTAAACATCGTAGTTCACATCGTCATGCTCAACCGGATCGGCATCGCTTTCTTTGTAATAAAATTTGAGGCCCAATAAAAAGCGGATCCCCATGGCCGCCGTTTGGGCTGCCTCTTTTTTCATTTCATCGGCTGAATAATGGCGGCCGTAGTAGAAGTCCAGGGCCGCTTTCTGCAGCTCACCCGCCTCCTCCGCCACGATGGCGGCCGCGTGGACGGGATCCTCCGGCCAGCCGGGGAATTTTTCTTCTGCTTTTCGCAGCTCTTCAAAAACTTTTTCAATGACCTGGTCCTTTGTCATCCGTGTTCTCCTTGGATCCCAAAGCGGCCGAGGTTCATCTTTTTTCTGATAACAATCCCGGCCGTCGAAAGCGAATCTATCAATTGCCGGACCTCGAGGGCTGTCGGCTCCGGGAGTCCGCAGCCCTTTGAATCGGCGCCGATGTTGACAAAGGCCGGTGAGATCTCTTTTATCCAATTCATTAGCGGGGGAAGGTCAAAGGCCATGATCGGCTCGATCGTAATGAAAAGCCCGAAGGTTTTAAAAAAGCAGCCCAGCCCGCGTTGTTTAAGAGATTGCATCGCCCGATATCTCTCGATCGGCGGAGGTGCCTGGCTTTGGGGAATTCGGTGGTTCGTTTCAATCGTCGTGCCAAAAAGTACGTTATCCGGGAATCCATCAAGAAAATCATCCGCCCGTCCTGGATTTTTGGTTTGAAAGACGTATGTGTTTTCCTGGAAGGCTCGGCAATGGTCCAGGATCCGGATGATCCAAGGCGCCTCGATCCCGGGCCCGAAAAGGTCATTCATGTGCTCTATGAAAATCGTCCGGCCTCGGCCGTAATTGACGGCGAATTCCTTTTCCAGGATCCTGGGCGCCCCGGTGTATTTCTCCGGCCGCCCGGCCCGGGTCCGGCCGACGTAGCAGTAGCTGCATTTGTGCCGGCATTCCCCGGCCAGGTGGGTGTGCATATGGGTGACCCAGGGATACATATTTCCGTGGCTCTCTTTCAGGGGCATTTATTTTCTCTTTCCGGTTTCTTTAAGATGCTTCTGGAATTCTTTATAGCTGGCGATGATCGGCCCGATTCGGTTCAATAAATGTTTGATCTCTTTTTGTTCCTCGCGGATCTCTTTGTAGATTTCCGAAAGCGTCCCGGCTTGGCTAATCAAAACGTTTAGCCGTTCGAGGACCATCCTTTCGACCAGGATTTTCTCCTCCAGGTCCTTCGTTAAAAATTTGAAAAATTCTTTTTCCGTTTTCATTTTCGCCTCCTGACCGATTTAAATAATGCGGCCCCCGAGTCGTCCGCGTCCGGGGCCGACGCGGCTCACAATCCCCGGTGCTCGGGAGCCGGATTAGATAACCGGGGCGCCCCCAGCAGGGCGAGTAAACACATTGCCCCGGGCCTCTCGATTGCTGGCTCGACCCGCATTGAATAGGACCGGCTATCCCCATCCGGTCCGGCCGGTTTAGCTCCCGGCTCTGTCACCATGCGGGATTTGCAAGGAGGCTGCCGGGTCTTTCCGTCTTAACGCGTCCCGGCGCCTTTTCCGAAATGCCCTATTTTTTCAACAGCCCGATCGCCCCCAGGATTTTCTGGAGGAGTAAGAATCCGCCGTTCGCGCCGAGCACGATCGTTCCAAAATGAATCAAAAGATTCAGATTGAAAAGATGCCCGATCTGAAGGGCCGTGATCGAAACCGTGAAAAAAGCGACCAGGACCGAAATAACGACGGCGAATCCGGCCGCGATGTCGTGTCCTAAAAGCTTTTCGATCCCTTTTTTGATCGCCTGAGTTATCGCAATAACCAGGGCGATCATCCCCACGTCGTTAATGTCCCCGTTCGTCGTTATCGGGGGCGGCGTGGTGTCCTGGTCCGCGAATGCAGCCAGGCTAAAAAGCAAAACAAAAAACAGGCCGAGAAAAAATAACTTTTTTCTCATTGGTCCTCCTTTGAAATTTCGGGGCTGAGCCCCGGTTGTTAATCGGTCCATTAAATAAACTATAAAAAACTCCAGGAAGCAAATAATACCCAGTAAAAAGATGATGATATGGAAATTTTTCATTTATTGCCCGTCCCTCCGCAGGCCCTGCATTTATAGGTCCGGACGTTCCCTCCGCCTTTGTCTTCCTCGATCCATCCTTCGTCATCACATTCCGGGCAATCCCGGGGCTTCTTTTTTTCATCATCGTGACGCTTAATTTCGCCGTAGCAGGCATGGCAAACCGCGACCGATTGGAAGGTGACCGTTCTTTTGATAAAAAATCCGTCCTTCGCGGGTCGCCAATTTCTAACTTTTGCTTTCTGGACGGAATAAAAAACCGTCGTCATCCTTCCGCATCTGGCGCATTTCCGCGTGTCTTTTTTCAATGGTTAATCCTGGATACCGGGCCGGGCCGTGGCCATCTCTAAAGTTATTGGAATAATTAAAACCTGAGCTAGGCCGACTTCTTTCATTTCCAATCGGTGAGCAATTCCTTCAGAAACATCAATGATCCTTCCCGGAATGAAAGGACCGCGATCATTTATTCGAACTATGGCTCGCCGGCCGTTGTCCAGATTAATGATCAGGACCTTGGTCCCAAAAGGCAGCCATGGATGGGCCGCCGTGACTCCAGCCGAATCGTAAAGTTCGCCCGAGGCCGTCATCAGGCCGTGGAATCCGGGCCCATACCAGCTTGCCGTCCCCATCTCCGGGGATCCGGCAAGCAGCCGGAGGTCGTTCTCCAATCGGGCTATTTTGCTGCCCAGGGCCCCCTGCTGCAGCGCTACCAACTCGATCTGCCTTCCGTTGTGCTCAACCTCGAGGCGGATCTCGCGCAGCTCCCGGAATTCGTGCCGGGATGTTATCCAAGTCGAAAGAGTTCCCCAGGTTATAATCAAAACCAGGATCCCCAGGATCCCGTTAAAAAATCGCCTGGGCACCAGTTCATAAAAAATGGAATTCTTTTTCATTTTCTCTCCTTTTTAATGGATTGTTTCGCTGTAAGCCGCCCGGAGTGCCTTCCGCTCTTCGCGGCCGAGCTCCACGGCGCCCAGGAGATCCGGTCGTTGCTGGCCCGGGCCGTGCTGCTGGAATCCGCTTGCGCTTAAAAATTCCCAGCCGCGGCCATGGGCCAGATACCAGCTCTCGACATCGTGACCCTGGGCCGCTGTCGATCGTCGGCCGGGTCCTTTTGGCATCCAGGGCCAGAAAAGTCCTTCCGCTTTCTTCTCGCCGTCATCGCCATCGTTCGATCCCGTGAGACCGTATTCCATGAGCTTGAGCGTC